CGTTAGCGATATAGTTAGAAGCGTTATTAACTTTAGAAATAAGTTTTCTTTGAACAGAATGTGTTGTTTCACCACCTGGTGCAGCACCTGTTAAATAAGCATCAACATCTAAGTCGAATTTAGATACACCTGCTACTTTAGGTACAGTATAAGATGCTCTATTTTTTTCACCTAATTCTTTAATTTTTTCAACGATTTCTTTTGAAATTGTTTGAGAAAGTTCGTTAATTAAAACAGATTCTAATTTTTGAACAATATCCATACCTGTTGAAGCCTTGATATCTTCAATTTCAGTTCTTTTAAGAGCTGATGTGATTTCGATGTCACCAACTTGGATAGTTTTAGTAAACACGTTAGGTCCAATTTGACCAGGATAAGTGTGTTCATCTTGTGCTCTGTTCATACCTTTGAATAAGTTCCAACCAGCTGAGAAACCAGGAATATGGTCTTCTAAGATTGATACTAATTCGATTGAAGCGCCGCTAATAACTGCTTCACCACCATTATATAAATATAATGTACCAGCAGTATTTAAAAGTTCAACAACTGATTTGTCAGCAGAAGCTGCAGGGAAAGTGTTCTTTTTGTCAGCATAAGTATTATAGTTACCAATTTCTTTAGCTTGTCTAAAGATTCTGAACATTGGAAGACCATCAATTCTTGAAAAACCTAAGAATTCTAATGCGCTTGATTTATCATCCGGTGTTACTAAACCAGCTTTAGTACCATCAAGAATATCAACGAATGTTCTTTTGTCTAAACCACCAACTCTTTGTGTGATGTTTAAAGCTGCTAATTGTGCTTCAAGAGCAGTTTTCATTGCAGCGTTATCAGCAACATTTAATTTGAACACTAATGGTCTATCAGTTGCTTCATCGTTATTATCATCATAACGGAAATCAACGAATAACAAATCAACTTTTGGTGAAGCAGCGGGTTTAACAGCTACTAAGTCTAAACCAATAGTTTGTGCAGCAATCTTCATAGATACTGGTAATAAGTTTTGACCTATATCACCCGAACCAGGTGTTGCATCAGCACCCCAAACTGAACCAGGTACTGCTGATGGTTGTGGTGAAAATACTTGACCCATACCAGTTACGTTACCTAATGTTGCATAAGAAACGTTTTCATTCATTGCGTGTAATTCAGCATATTCTGCCATCCAATTTTTTTTAGTATCATCTTGAACATAAAGAGCTTCAAGAATAGGATTCCATTTTTTTATAGCTTTCGCTTTGTCTACTTGAAAATTCATAATTTTATTTTAATTTTTTTTAGACTTTTTTAGTCTTTCTTTTTTATATAACTTATATATTTATTAAAAAATGTCATTTTTTTCCATTTTTAAAAAATTAAGTTATATTAATTTAAATTTTTAAATATACCTAAATACTTGTCAACAGTGTTTTCTGATAATTTAGTATCATTGATATATTTTTTGTTCTCTTTTAAAAGAACTTGTTTTGATTTAGAATATTTTTCTAATCCTCTGCTACTCCAAAATGATTCCATTTTAGCTTGTGAACTGATTAAATTAGGATAGAATTTAGCAGATGTTAATATGCTTTTCTTAACCGTGTCATTTAATCCATTCCAAACTTCAATTAATTCATCGGGAATTGCATCAATCAATACATCTTCATCTGATTTAGTCTTTACTTCTGACAAAGATTCTCTTATGATATTAAGAACCTCTTTTTCTGATGTATAGTTGCTTTGGTTCATTGCAACATTCACTTTTTCCTTGTCTTCATATGATAAATTATTCCAAAGTGTTTGGTTACTTTCACTTAAAAATAATAAGAAGTGGGGTTTGTTTTCTTCTGAAGCTTTACGTTTTTTAGCTTCTGTTATTAAGTTTGTTATTGTATCTTTAATTTTGAATTCTTGTTCGTTTAATTTGTCGTTAACAAGTATGATATTTGATTCATGAACTTGTATTTCTTGAACTTGACCTTGAGTTGGTTCTTGAACTTGTCCTTGAACTTGTCCTTGAACTTGTCCTTGAACTTGTCCTTGAACTTGTCCTTGAACTTGTCCTTGAACTTGTCCTTGAACACCAACAACATCTTCAACTTTAACAATTACAAATCCATCTTGTGTGTTATATGATAAAACTTCACCTGATTTTTCTTCACCGTCAATATTAAATGTTACCATTTTACCAGGTAAAATATCTAATTCTTTTTGTGGTTGTACTTGTGTTTGAACTTGCGGTTGTACTGGTACTTCGAATTGACCTTGCGCTTGTGTTTGTGCTGGTTCTTCAACTTGACCTTGAATTGGATTATTTATTTCTTCTTCATCTTCTTCCTCTTCTTCGATATCTTGAATTTCATTTGGTAAATCTTGATCATTTACTGGTGGGAATTCATCTTCATCATCATAGAATTTATCCACATTATTAACTTTCATGTCTGAAATTCTTTGATCATTAAACATATCATTTTCGTTTATTTTACCAACTTTAACAACATCAATAGTTTTATCTAAACTTTCAGCGATGTATTTAGAATATGCTTGTGTATCAGAAAGATTTTCAGCAATATATTCAGAATATTGAATGTTATTATCAACATGTTCAGCTAAATATTCAGCATATTGAATGTTATTATCAACATGTTCAGCTAAATATTCAGCATATTGGATGTTATTATCTAAGTGTTCAGCTAAATATTCAGCATATTGAATATTATTATCAACATTTTCAGCAACATATTCAGCATATTTGATAGAATTATCAACATATTCTGATAATGATTCAATATTTGTAATATTGAATTCTGTGTTTTCTGCGATATATTCCGAATAATCAATTGATTTGTCTAAGTTTTCAGCTAAATATTCAGAATATTTAATAGATTTGTCTAAGTTTTCAGCAATATATTCAGAGAAGTTTATAGATTTGTCTAAGCTTTCAGCGATATATTCACTATAATTGATTGTTTTTTCGATATTTTCAGCTAAATAATCATTGTGTTCAATTATTTTATCTGTTTTTTCTTTTAATTCTTTATTTTCATTAACTACTATTTGTATGGTATCTGCCAAATAATCTAAATATTTAGACATTTTGTTGTAGTTTTCCATCAATGATTCATAATATTCAGATAATTTTACAAATTCTCCCGGGTTACTACCACCTTTAAGGTTACTATTTAGTTCTTCCTTAATTTTCGCAATTTCACCTGTTAAATAGTCTGAATATTCAATTAATTGGTTTCTTGTTACCATTTCGTCATTTTTATTCATTTCTATTAATTCATTCATTTTTGACTCGTTGGACATATCATATATCCTAAAGTTAGCTGATTCGTTAGTGTATGCCAATGATTCATTTAATACCTTAACGTTCATTTTTGTTGATGCAAATCCGGGGTCAGCTACTGCATCATAAGTAAATAATTTTTTAACTGTTACAGTTCCATTAGATTCAGTAACACCTGCGGCACGTGAAGATACGAAAATAGGACACCCATCCATAACAAGAGCTTTAGCTTCTTTACCATAGTGGGTATTCAATAAACGAATTGATCCATCAATTCTGTTTTCTTTTTGATTAAATGTTACAGATTCCAATATATGTGAAACCCTACTTAATGCAGTGTCGAAAACATCAGGATGGTCAAATTCACCATAAACGCCTAACGATGACATTCTTTCTTGAAGGTCGGTTAAATGTGGTAAGAATTTATCTTTTGTGTAAATTCTTTCATTTCTATTTTTTACATCAAATTCAGTAAAAATACCTTCAAGGATAAGTTTGTCACTTTTAATTGCAGATGCACTTTCATTGAGTCTTAAACCATTAAGACTGTTTTCAATTACAAGTACCGGTTTTATTTCCATTTTTTAAAAGATTATATTTTTTATATTTATTATATATATTTAATAAAAATAACGTATTTTTTCCATTTTTAAACATTAAATATTTTTATGTTTAAAAACAAAATCTTATATAGTTTATATATATATATAATAAAATAAATCCATAAATAAAAATAATGATATTAACAAAAGAAATTATAATAAATATTAATAAGAATAATATATTTTTTTATAAAAAAAAATATAAAAATTTAAATATTGGTGATGAATTAAAAATAAACATAACGGAATTATCACGTGGTAGTAATATTAAAATAAGAGTAAAGTGTGATTTGTGTGGTGATGAAAAAGAAGTAGTTTATAAAACATTTAATAAAAGTGGATACAACGAAGATTATTATTTATGTAAAAAATGTAAATGTAAAATAAATAATAAAGAAAAATACGGTGTTGAAAATGTGTTCCAAATAGATAGTGTAAAAGAAAAAATAAAAAAAACAAATATTAAAAGATACGGTGTTGATAATATTTCACAATCTGAACAAATTAAAGAAAAAAAAATACAAACAAGTATAGAAAAGTATGGTTATGAACACCATTTAAAAAATTTAAATATAGTAGAAAAACAAAAAAACACGGTTAAATTAAAATATGGTGTTGATAATGTTTCACAATTATTAGATATAAAAGAAAAAAAGAAAGAAACAACTTTAAAAAATTACGATGTTGAATATGCACATCAATCAGAAAAAGTATTAGAAAAGCAAAAAAACAATGTTAAATTAAAATACGGTGTTGATTATATTTTTCAAAATAATGATATTAAAGATAAAATAAAAAAAACAAATTTATTAAAATATGGATATGAAGTTTCATCAAAAAATGTTATAATAAAAAATAAAATTTCAAAAGGAAACATTTTAAATAAAAATAAAAAAACATTTTTTAATAATAATTCATTAATTAATATAAATAATGAATATAATACATTTGAATTAAAATGTGATTGTGGAAAAGAACATATATATACAATTAATAGAATATTGTATTATAAAAGAAACGAAACATTAACTACTAAATGTACAATATGCAATCCGATTAATAAAAATATTTCGGGATTAGAAAAACAATTAATTGATTTTATTGTACAAAATTACAATGGTGAAGTATTATTAAACAATAAAAAAATAATATCACCATATGAAATAGATATTTATCTTCCTGAATTAAAATTAGGGTTTGAATTTAATGGTTTATATTGGCATAGTGAATTATATAAAACAAATAATTATCATAGAAATAAAACAGAAATGTGTGTTAAAAACGAAATACAATTGGTTCATATATATGAAGATGATTGGTTATACAAAAATGATATAATTAAATCAGTGATATTAAATAAATTAAAAAGAATAAAAAATAGGATATATTCAAGGAACTGTGAAATTAAAATAGTTGATAGTAAATGTTCATATAAATTTTTAGAAGAGAATCACATACAAGGTGGTGTAAATTCATCAATAAGAATTGGATTATATTATAAAAACGAATTAGTATCTTTAATGACATTTAAAAATAATAATAGGACTAAATGCATTGAATTAAATAGATATTGTAATAAAATAAATACAAGTGTTATTGGATCAGCATCAAAATTGTTTAAATATTTTTTATCAATTTATAATAAAAGTAAAGTTGTTAGTTATGCGGATAGGGGATATAGTTATGGTGGTATTTATGATTTTCTGGGATTTAAAAAAAATGGTTTTATAAAAGAAACATATTATTATATTGTGGATGGTAAAAGAAGACACAAATCAAATTATAGTAAAAAGAAGATATCTAATGAAAGTAATAAAAACAAAAGCGAACATGAAATAATGTTAGAACATGGTATTTACCGAATATATAATAGTGGACTTATTAAATATATTTATAAATAAAAAAGGAATAAACTTGTTATTCCTTTTTTATTCTTATTGAAGAACATTTTTTAAATCTTCTTTATTATCAATTATCCACTGTAAAAATGTTTTATTATTTATTATAGTTGGATATTTTTTGTGTTCATTTTTATACCCATTGTCATCAATCCAAGAATCAACAGATGTTTTATATTTTTCTATATCATTGTCATCATTTATGATACCTTTATCAATTACTTGTTTAATAAAATTCAATATAACAATTGGTATTTTATTAATTGCAATATCACTAAATATCATAATTTGTGGGTTTCTATATTCTTTATTGTTTTTAAATGAAGCAACATCTATATTTTTTTTAGATTTTTTTTCTAATGTGTTTTCCCAATCTTTTTTAATTTTTTCACATTCTTCCCAATTATAATATATCCAATCTACTAAATCATCCGCATTTAATCCGTCTTCTTGATTATAGTTTAATTTAATTCCATGATTTATCATTTCTTTATCAACAATTAACCACATTTGACTTGAAAGTTTTTTAACTTTACTATTTAACACATCATCAATTATTTCTGATAAAATATCTGGTCTATTAGTTACAAATTCACGATATGTTTTCTCTTGTTCTTTTGTGAAGTAAGCTAAAATATCAGAATTTTTTGTATTTTTTATTTCTTCTTGTCCATATGTATTATAACCAACCCTAACATAACTTTCAAATGTGTCAATCCCCCCAATGAATTCATATGATTTTAATGTTTCATCTTCTGATATATAAATGTCATAATCTACTATCTTTAAACCAAAGAAATCTTGTGTTTTATAATTCTGGAAATACATCTCTTCTGCTTCCATAAAATCAGATGAATTTATACATTCATAATTAACACTAACCAATATATCACAAACATATAAAAACAATTCTTTCATTGTTTTATATTTTTTAACATTATATGTTGGTTTTATTTCTTTGTAACCTGAACCACCATAATTATAAGAATTCCAACGTGAATTATAATAATCATCATCATAATCCCTATCCCATGAATTATATTTATCATATTTATATCTACCTACACCATATGTTGGAACTTCATTTGGATCCCTTTTAACTGGTAATTTTTCCCAATCTATATTTAAACATGCTTTTACAAGTTTTTCAAGATGTTCAATATCTTGTGTTTCATTGAATGTGTGTTCATTTTTATACCCAACAGAAATATTTGTACATTCTGGTATTAAATCCATAAAAACACCAGAATCACACCACATACCAGTTGGATCATCCACATAATTTAAACCATTTTTATTTAATTCATCTATTAGTTTTTCTGCAAATTCTTCAGAACAACATAAAGAATACATTTGTTGTGTAATAACTGAATTACTATCACGCCTATCAAATGCTATACATCTGTCATATTCTTTAAAAAGATTTTCATAAGATTTTAATGCTTGTTTAGAACCCCATGTTCCAGTTGGTGATGTAACACCTTCTTCACCTCTAAAAAAGTAGTATAAACCTGGAACTTTTGCTTCAATCATTTTTATCATGATTGTTATACCAGCTTTATCGTCACCACCCAATGTTGTAGTACCATCAGTTTTAATTATATTACCTTCTATAACATGAAAAACTCTTTTAAATTCATAACTATATGTATCCAAGTGACCACAAAACATAGTTTTACTATTACCTATTTTTATATAGTAGTTACCATGGTCATCAATTTTCATACCACGTGGAAATAAATGCGCAACTGTTTGTTCAAAATTAAAAGGTATTTGCATTCTTGTTAAATTAAGAAAAAGTTGCTTAACACTACCATCTAATGTGTAATCTATTTCATTTTTTGAACGAATTCTAACATTTCTATCAACAACAGCTTTTGCTTCCCTTTCTTTTATTTTATCTATTTTATTTACTGCCATTATATTTTTTTGATATTTTATATTATATATTAATTTACAAAGATAGTATTTTTTTATCATATATCCAAATAATATAAAAAAATGTCATTTTATTTGGAAAATATAATATATTTAATTATCTTTGTATAAAATTTAAATAATATGGAAAATAATGATTTAATATATTATATGTTTGATTGGGATGATAATATATTATATATGCCAACAGTAATACATTTAGAAAAAATGATAGATGGTAAGTGGATACCATATAATATAATGACAGATGAATTTTCTGTTATAAGGAATAAAATAAAAGATTATTATGAAGGTAAACATTCAGAATGGAGATATTTAAATAATGATTATGATACTGCTTTTTCAGAATTTCGTGATTTTGGAAAAAGGGGTGAAGTTGCATTTTTACAAGATACAAAGAATGCAATTAAAAGAAATAACTTTGGTTCAGCATGGGATGATTTTATTAAATGTTTAATTAGTGGTAGTTTATTTGCTATTATTACAGCACGTGGTCATGAACCAGAAACAATTCGTAAAACAGTTAAATGGATAATTAATAATATTTTAACTAAAAAAGAATATAATAAATTAATTAGTAATTTAAATAATTTTAATAGATTATTTGATGGTAGCTTCTATGACTTGGATGATGATGATTTAATTGATGAATATCTTGATGGTTGTGAATTTATTGGTATATCATCAAAATGGTTTATTGCTAAATTTAATATTGACAAAGAAGACACAATTTCATCTGAAAATTTAAAAATTAAAGCAATTGAATATTTTGTAGATAAAATAGATGATTATGGCGAATATTTGGGAAGAAATATAAAAATTGGTTTTTCTGATGATGATATAAAAAATATTACCAGTGTTTATGATTATTTTAAAAATAAATTATCAAATGAATACCCATTTATTGATTTTCATGCTTATCACACATTTAAAAATGGAAAACACAAATTGATAATGTGAAAAATAAAATAAAAAACCCACAATGTGGGTTTTTTATTTTTATTCGGTTGGGGTTTCTTGTGCACCACCAGTTTGTGTTTGTGCTCCAGTACCTTGTGCTTGTGTTGGTGCTTGTATTCCACCTGCTTGAACTTCTGTTCCAGTTTCCATTCCACCAGCTTCACCACCACTTGGACCACCAAAGAAACTAGCGCCGGGTCCAGTTGGTCTTCCAAAATCTTCTTCACCACCACTTTCACCACCTTCTATTTCTTCTACTGATAATGAACCACTTTCTTTAATTTTATATTTCATATTTTCTTGTATATCAGAATCATTAAATTTCATAATTTTTCTAATTACCCATTCAGACGCTAAATATGATTCACCTTCTGAATTTTGTATATTACTTAATAATGAAGATGCTATACCAGAACGTTTTTCTAAATTTTTTAGATAATTCCATTCTTCAAATAATTCATTAGAATTAAAATCAATATTTAAATGTGTTATAAAATTATAATCAGAAATTAATTCTGGAAAATCACGCATCATTTGAATTTTTAGTGGTTTAACAACTAATTCTTTGAATACTGTTCTTATTCTTCTAATATAATTATGAAATTTTATTTCATCCCTTGTCATTTCAGTTGCATCACCAAATAATGTACCACCACCATTATCTCTATCAAAACGTGAAAATGGTATTTTTGATTCCCTTTTTAAATTGTTGTGAAACCATATAAGCATTTGGTCTTCATTTAAATCGTTACCAGTCGGTGTTTCAATTGTCATATCTGGTGTTCCACCTTCACCAGAACTTGGAAACCAAAAATCTTTACTATGTGGAATATTTGAACTACCATTTATTTTAACCATTCCTAAATGGTCTTCCCATTGAACATCCTCATGGTATTCAGACATTAATTGATTTATTTGTTGTTCTGCTTGTGTTCTTGAAAGTCCACCAATTGGAATTACAAATTTTTTATATATTGCTGCTTGATTTATATTAAAAAGAATTCTTGTTTGTTCTAATAGTTTTAATTGATTATATGGCCTAATTAATGGTTCCACATAAGATGTTTCACTATAATCTTGATTGTTACTATATGAAATATATATTATTTGTGCATCTAACAATAACCTTCTTAATTTTGGATCATCCGGGTATTGAACCCAAACAATTGTTCCGCTTTCTGGGTCTGTTGCAGGAACAAGTGTAAGTGGATCTAATTTCATTAAATCAACGATATTTTTTTGTTTTTTATCATAAACAATTTCAAATGCAATATGACCATCAATTAATAAGTCTTTCATTAATGCCCATGCTTTTATACCATCATTGAAACCAAATGAATTATATATTTTTCTAAAATTTTCGTGAACTTTTTGTCTTACTATTTCATCAAAATCATTAGGTAAGTCTAATGATTTACAAAAATAGTTATTTTCATCATAAATTATTGCTTCATCAGCAATATCTGTTATGAAACCACGAATTTCATCTTTTATAGAATATTGTCTTAATATCTTTCTTTTATCAAAGTATGAACGATCTAAATACGCTATTGATTTTTGGTCTAGTATTTTAGAAATCATTCTTTTAGAAAATAAATCATACATATATGGTCCAGTTGTAACATTACCCATATTAGTACTTTGTGTTGGATCTTCATTAACACCAATTGCATATGATTGTGGTATATTATCAGTATCGTATGTTAATCCAAAATTACTTATTTTTCTTAACTGTTTACTGAAAAAACCTAAATTTAAACCATTTCTTCTATTACTATTGTCACTGTAACCTGCCATTTGTTTAATATAAATTTTTTATTATATATAAAAAACATTTCAGTCATTTTCAAACAATTTATAATTGCTTTCTAAACTTTTAAGTTTTTTATAAAAACTAATAACATCATTATCGTAACTTTCTTCCATTTTTTCTAATTCTGTTATTGTGTATTTTATTTTTTTGCTTTTATAATCAGAATCTTCATATTTCTTCATTGTTTCTTTCATCAATGCTATATTAATCTTCCTCATGTGTATATGTGTCATAACATACATTAAATTTGTCGATACCAAAAAACATTCTTTTATTTTCAATATATCAAATGCAGAAATAGCATAATGAAATTTACCATTATCTTTCAATGAATTATATATCATTTCAAAATTGATAGGTAATGGGTTTTCTAATAATACATTTTCTGAATCATAATTATTTAAAAATATTGGTTCAAAATCATTATAAACTTTATTAAAATATAATTTTTTATAATCAAAAGGTAAATAATCTAAATTTATTGCATATAAAACATGTTTATTATTTGAAACCCTATAATCAATTGATAATATTGGACAATATAATTTATTTCCATTAAATTCATAATTAATTAAATAAAAACGCCCAACTTGTATTTTATCTAAACCAATCTGCATAAATAAATTTGTTTGATTGTTTCTCATTTGAAACACTTCCCTATTAGTTTCATTTACTAATGAATTTAAATCACCAAATTGTCCTCTTAGTGCATCAACATAGTGACTATATTTTAAATTACCATCCTTAAAAATCATACTTTATTAATTAAGATTTTATTAACCCTGCTCTTTGTAAATGGTCTTCTGTTAAAATAGCAAATTCTATACCTCTTTTTTTAGCATATTCTTCTGCTGCTGACCATTTTAATTTGTTTTTTATATGTGTTCTAACAGCATATTCATAATTTTCTAACGCTTTTGCAGTTTCATTCTTTGGTCTTTCTGGTGGATATAGTTCTGTTTTTGGTTTTATTTCAACTATAACCCTTTTCATATAATTATCATCATCAGTTTTTAGTTCATAATAAAAATCGGGATAATATCTATGTGACTTCATTCTTAAATCTTGATACATAATAACTGGTTGTTCACATGACCATTTCATAATTTTCGGATTATTATCTAAATAACTACAAAATGCATATTCCCAACTTGACCTAAATTTAATATTATTTGGATCACCTATATACTTTTCTGAATTTATTAATTTATAAAAACCTTGTTTATATTTATTATTCCATTTTGATTTATTACTACTCATAATATATTAAACATTAAAACAACACCTAAAATCCAAGTTAATATTATTAACCCAAAATAAATTCTTGTTCTATTTTTTGTTTTTTCTTCTATTTTTAATATTTCTTTAATTTTGTTTAAAGAATCATTTAAATTAAAAAATGTCATTTTGTTCTTAACAAGATATTCGTATGCACCATCTTTGATAATTTGGGTTGCTATATTTATATCTTCTTGACCAGATAAAACTAAAACATATATATCTGGATATTTTTTAGTGACAATTTTTAAAAAATCATCACCATTCATACCATCATGTAATAAATAATCTATTATTACACAATCTGGTTCTTCTTTTTCTATTTCTAATAAACATTTTTCAGCAGTAGTAAAAATCTTAATATCTTTAAATCCGTATTTATCAAGACTAATTTTTTCTAAATTTAAATAGTATTCTTCGTCATCAACAATATAAATTTTAATATCTACATTATTTTTTTTATTTGAAAAATATCTATATATTAAGTTATTGTATAACATATGTTTTTTTTATTTTTATATATTAAATATTGTGTAATCCATTACCATCATTTGCTCTATCAATACTAATCATAATAACTTTATCATCGTTATAATTCTTTTTATTATTTATTATATTAATACCGTCAGCTAATCCACGTTTAAAAATTTCAGTAAAGTAAGGAAATGCAGTATCGTATTTTTTCGGGTTAAAGTTCTTCCAGTTTTGAAACATGTGTAATAAACCTTGTTGAATACAATCATTTCTATCATCAATATTATTATAATTTCTTTCTTTTTTTCTAATTGTATTATTTGCTATTAATATTAACATTTCTTGTGCTTGTCTTGTTAATTTACCACGTCCTTTTGATAGAACTAATTGATAATATAAATCTCTGTCTTCTAAATATTTTGCCATAAAATATATGTTTTATTTTGAAAATTCAAAAAATTTTAGTATCTTTGTAACTTGGGGAGAACTATCCTTTTTTAAATTTTTGAAAAAAATTTCTAATATAATATATTATACCATTTTTTTTAAAAAGTTTATTTTAAATATCAATTATTTAGATAAAATTTAGCACTATATATAAAAATTTAAAAATATATTATTATTTTTTTATAAAAAGATATAAAAAAAGGAATTATTTCTAATTCCTTTTTTATTTTTAGATTAAATTTATTAACCTATTCTTTTTCTTTGAGTAATTTTAGCATTTTGTATTCTTCTAAGATTATTAGTTAATTCTTCTTTATAAGAAACCAAATTATCAAATGCAGTTTTAAGGTCAGCAGATTCGTTCAATAATTCTTTTTCAGTTTCAAGAGCTTCCAATGATTCTTGAACTTCTTTAATTTTACCTTGAATTTCTTGTTCTCTGTCTTCTAATTTTTTATATTGTTTAAGTTCTTTTGATAATTTATTAGATACGAAATCAGAAATATCATAACCCATTGAACGTTGAACATCTTCCACTAATTGATTCACAGAATCATATTCATAGAATGAAGAACCAGTTCTTTTATCTACATTATATAAATATAATTTATCTTTATAATTAAATACATATAATTCTGATAGTGGTTTTGTCATATTAATAACTTTTTGATTAACATCTAATTCAACTATTTTATCAAGATTTTCTAATGTTTGCTTAACAATAGGATAGTAATTCTTTTTCATCATTGGAATGATTGGTGAATTAAATAAATCTTCTAATGTAGATTGTTTATCAATTTCTTCACCATTAAGATAAACTTTACCATTAACACCTAAAGATAATTGTAAGTTTTCGTCAATATTAAAATTAACTTTTTCATTTTCAAAATCAGAAACTTCCATTGCTTTTTGTAAGTTATATAATTTAGATAAATCTTCACCCGTGAATGATTCTGTTAAATCAGCTTCTTTTACTTCATTATCTGTAAATTTAAACCATCTATTACCAACATAAGCAACATATGTTCCGTTTTCGCATTGTTCAACAATAGTATAAACTTTTGATGCTTTTGCGTTACCAGATCTTAAGTTTTTAAGGTCAGTTGGGTTTGTTGTTAATTTTTCAACAAAACCTTTAATTTCAGGGACCCAATCATATAATGATACGTCATTAAGAACTGAAGTCATTCTTTCTTCATCAGTGTCTTTATTAATAGCATCTAAGATTTTATTAAGTGGTTCTCTGTAAAGTAAACCAAAATCTTTTCTTTCTACTTTTTTATAAAGGTCTTTTAAATCATAAACCAAAGAATTATTTTGAATTTCTTCGTCAAAAGATTCTAATAATGATTTAACATTTTCATCATAACTATAATTTTTTAAATTTTCTTTAAGTGAAAAAGTAAGTTCTTTTTCTGAAAATCTGTCAAATGCTTGTAAGTGTCTTTCAACAACTGATGAAACTTCTAATTGTTCTAATGTTAAACTTTGTTTAAAATTAAATAAATCGTATTTCCAATTTTTCATTTTATTAATTATTTATTTTTTAGATATTTAAGTCTTCCCTATATCTTGCACGAATTTATTTTTTTATACGTCTAAATTCTATATTATATATTAAATAAAATATGTCTGTTTTTTCTATTTTTGTAATAAAAACAAAACCACTATTAAGTGGTTTTGTTTTTATTTTTAATAATCATTTTTAAATGTGTTGGTTGTTTTATATCAATATCAAAATCTTTTTTAACGATACCTTTTAAATAAGGGAAAGTAAAATAATCTTCAAATATAATAGTCCAAGATGATGGTATCCATTTTGATTTTAAATGTTGAATTGTAATTGGTAAATAATTTTCATATAATTCTCTTCCCCAATTAACTATATATCTATATTTTAATAACCAATGTAAAAAAGTTGTATAATCTTTATCAACACCACCCCATTCATCTTCAAATTCACCCAATTGTTTTTGGTTTGCTTTTTGTTTTATTTTTTCAACATCATCCTCATTTACTGACGGGTAAGAATTTGATGACATCATATCTCTTATAATAACATAATTGATATTTGAATTAAAAACTTGATGTTTCCAAAAATACGGAATAGTTGATGATTTTGAATAAGAATAAACTTCATGTATTACTGATGAAAGTAATATACCGACACATAAATCTTTATTTTCTTCTAAGAAATTCACTATTATACCCCATTTACTTTCAAATTGAATATGTGGGAATTTACTACTTGCTATATTAATCATTCTATCATCTATGTGTAGTTCATATTGATGAATTGAAATTGATAA